TTGGTCAATGTACCTGTCAAAGCACCAGTAGTTAAAGAGTTAGCAAGAGCAGTTGCACCCGCAGTACCACCCGCACCACCAAGAGCTAAATCGAGTTGGGCAAGTTCAGCCATTGTTAAGCCAGTAGAGCCAACAGTAGCCGCACCACCTAATGCACCTGCACCACCAAATAATCCTGCACCATAGCCCCCTGCTAAAGCAGCTAGAACTACAGGGTCTGTAAGAGCTTCTCCGAGTCCCTCAAGAAATGAACCTGCAACTGCTTGTGTAGTTCCAGTTCTTTGAAACGTACCATCAGCGTTATATTGTTGATACTCTGAACCAACAGGCGCACGATAGTTAGGATCGCCTGTGGTCTTAGATGTGTAAATAGTCTCAAGATTACCGATTTGCTGATCTTCACCAGAGCCAATAACTCTATATTCGGGTGCAATAATCGTATCACCAAGGGTTATTGTTTGACCTTGAGGAACAGTAACCGCCACTCGGGAAATAACCTCACCAACGTCTAACCCAACAGCTTGAGCCATCTGAGCAGGAGAGACTCCATAAGTCTCCATAGCCGTGACGATCTGATCGTCAGTCATGTCTGGATTCTTCAGCAGAAAATCTACAATTTCTTTACTTGTGTAGGCCATGATTGCTCCTTATTGTGGCTCAACAGGCCAAGTAATAGTCCAAGGGAAACCTTCTTGCAAAGGAACATCTCTCAATGCTTGGCAGTAATCAGTCCATGCTTGTGATGGGTTCATATCGCTTCTAAAACGCCAATCTGTTTCGTTCAACTTGGAATCACGAGCTTGCCGTACAGAATTAGCTTGCTCACCATCCTTTTGTGATTTGTACAATACTTCTTGTTCGGCAGCAGTAGTCTCGCCATCTGTAAAGACAGGGCCAAGCACATATTTTGTGTACCACTTGCCATCAAGTTGTTCTACGCCATCTGCTTGAGAGTATTGGTAAACAGTACCGCCTGTAGCTTGTGCGCCTTCAAAGACTACATTAGCACCCAAAGCAGTTAAGACTTCAGTTGTTGTTATGTCCCATGATGGGCCACCATTGGCTTTTGTGTATGCACGAAATTCTGCTTCGTACATTACTGCGCCTGTTTGTGTTCGTATCTGCATTGTGATTCCTTATGTAAGGTAGGCAAAGCCTGATTTCTGATTTTTGCAACGCCATTCAACTGTTGGCTTTGGCATATTCAACGCTTTAGCGCATTCAGTAGCAGAACCCCATATTCCAGAGGGGGTGTTAACCATTCGTGCTAAGTAGTGCTTTGACCCGCTAGTTAGTGCGCTTATCTTGGCTTTTACTTCTGGTCTGTGCATTGGGTTTTTATCACCTAATGACCAAGGATGAGACTGACCTTTATTTGATGCAGATATTTTATTTCTTGTTTCAATAGTAATTTCTTTACCCAAATTACCATCTCTAACATTTTCTTCTGTTACACCGCAAAAAACATTGTCAACAGAGTAAGGCCCAATGTCGCCATGCCTACGCATTACATATTGTCCACGCAGTTTGCCACGTTGTTCCCATTTTCCTGTCGCAATCCACCAATCTTTCCACTCCACAAATGTGAATAGAAACTCAACACCACGCATCTTTGCGTTGCTCTTGTGTTGCGTATAACGCTTGCGGAATATGTCTTTTGTCATGCTCAACTCACTGCAAAAAAGATAAACGAGCCACCACTTGCATTGATGGCGGCTGGCGCAGTAGAACTAATCTCAAATCCTGCGCTGTATGTGTCGATGTAGTCTGTAGAGGTTACTTGAGCAGATTGGGTGTTCAAAAGTAAGTAAGGGTCATTACCACTTACGATTCCTCGTGCCGTATCCCATACATACCAGTCACCAGTTGAGTCTGTACGCTTGATTAGGATAAACCTTGCACCACCAGTAAAACCACAATTGACTTGAAGTGTTGTGCCTGTACCTGTGTATGAGCCTACTTTGGAAACACCAGCGCAGGTTGCAAATAGGTATGCCACATAAGTAATACCGCTGGCATTTACAGCATTGGTATTACCACTTACTATACCAACAGGATATTGTGTACTGGTTGGGGCAGAATATGATGGCCCAAAAGTGGAGTTAATAGTTCCATCATATACAGAACCAGCAGTTGAAATTGACTGAATCCAATAATTTGTTCCGCTAGTTGTTGTTACTGCTGGGGCAAATTTAATAACTTGCCAATTCTGCACGCCTTGCCTATTTTTAGAAATAATTAGTTCTGGTTGAGCATTTAAATTATGATTCAACATCCTAGTATCTACGCCATCTCCTGTATAGCAAACCTCATCAAAGAAGCTAGGGGCACGTTGGAAAATCCAATTTGCGTACATATTTCCTGATGCAACCCCGTTAATCCATTCATTGCCATCTTCGCCAACAGTTACGCCTGTATTGGTATAGCTCTTTACAGAATCTGTAGAAAACATTTCAGCGGCAGTTGTGTATGAACGAATTTGCACAGACGGGCCACGCAACCTGTCCCACCAAGCCGCCCCGTAACCTAAGTTGCTAGTCTGAGCAACAATTAAATCAGGCGCAAAACCTCCTGTAATTGTGGCATTAGCACCCGTACCAGCCCTAGCCACAGGAGCAAACACACTCGTACCCAACGTAGGCACTTTCATCGGGCCTCTGCGAATGGCTATGTAGATGTAAACTGTTCCTTCACCAAATACATTGTCAGCGTTAAAGCCTGTTGCAGTAGGTTTCCAATATGCGCTGTATGTGTTTTCAATTCCTGAAGTATTTGGAAACAACATAGTATTTTGCGTTTGAGAAAATCCACGCATATTGTCAATAAAATTCCAATTGCCAGTTGTTGATACTGGTTTTATTAATAACACTTGTGGTTCATAGCCTAAATTCACACTAAGAGTTGCAGCCGATGTTTCCGTATAAGCCCCACACGAAATCACATTGTCTGTACCAGTTAGGCCAAAGCCTCCTGCGTTGTGGGCGAATAGGTAGGCTACATATGTAGCCCCACTATCGTTCATGTTTGCGCCCGCAGATGTATAAACAAAACCGGCAGGCCATGTAGTAGATGTAAAACTTGCGGCTATGCCAACATTAGGAAGAGCCGCCGCGCCAGTAGTGTTAAGACTTAACCCAGTATCGTCTGTGCTACCACCATTACCCCTGTGCCACATACCCCAATCAGAGCTATTACTAAATTTTTTTACAATGACACAACCAGGGGCAGAGCCTAAATTGTGACTGATTAAATTAGTTCCTCCATTGCCCGTGTAAGTCACAACATCAAAAAATTTTGCTTGTTTTTTAAAACTCCAAGAAGCATATGTTTCACTTGATGCATTAACATTTAAAACAGGTGTCGAAACTTGACCGACAGAAAATCCACTAGAAGTTAAAGTTGTTAGCCCTGCCTCAGAATATTGGTCTGAACCAGCATTTGAATAAAGAACCTTTGTATTTCCACGGGCTGAATCAACAAGAAGGTTGTATGGCGTACTACTGTTTCTACATTTAATCCAAACTAAACCTCCGCTTGTAGATAAGCTAAGGCCGTTGGTAATAGTCTGAGTAGAGCCGTTGCCTGTGTAAAGGTAGGTGCTGAACACATCCTCAATGTAGTTAGTAACAACAGGAACACCACCACCAAAGGCATCGTAACTAGCCGCACCAGAAGTTGCTTGTAATGGCATGGTTTAAGCCTTAAATTGTGTGTTGCTTGCCAAGACTGTGAAAGTCGCACTACCTGTCTTAATAATCAAATAACGATAGCTATCAATGCCACTAGCATTACCCGCAGTAGGCGCACCACCTAACCACCTTGTCGTAACACCTGATGTAGTGCCATCAACTTGCACAGCAGAGTTATAGTAAGCAGTAGAGCCTTGAGTAACCAAGAAAGCCACAGTCATTGATTGGCCTGTACTCATCAAAGTATTTAATGAAGTACCGCTAGAGCCTCTGAAATTAACAGTCCAGTTAGCACTTGCGTTGCTTGTGTAATACAAAACAGACTGAGTGGTAATGTCGTAAGCAATCGTGCCTGTGGCTGCTGTTGCTGATACTGTAGCTACCTCTGCTGCATCGTTTAGAACAATGGCAGTAGCAGATGAAGTGCCTGAGAATGTCTGGGTAGCCGTAAAGGTGTTTGCTACGTTAACAACAGGAATATTAGCCCCTGCCAAAGTTGATGCACCTGTACCACCATTAGCGATAGGAAGTGTTCCAGTTACACCAGTACCCAAAGGAAGACCTGTAGCGTTGGTTAAAACGCCACTAGCAGGTGTTCCCAACTGAGGGGTTGTCAGTATTGGGCTTGTCAGAGTCTTGTTTGTCAGGGTTTCTGTGCCTGTCAAAGTAGCGAAGCCACCTGCTGTAAATGCCGCCTGAGTCCAAGCTGATCCTGTCCACACATACAAAGTATTGACTGAGTTGTTCCAGTACAAAGCACCTGTCAGCAAAGCATTGCCATCGTTGTCAACAGTAGGGGCAGAAGACTTAGAACCTAAATATCTGTCATCAAAAGCATCGTATGAAGCTGCAGCATTGGTTTCACTGGTAGACGCATTGCTTGCACTTGTAGAAGCGTTAGATGCGCTTGTAGAAGCATTTGAAGCACTGGTAGCCGCATTAGAGGCAGAAGTTGCCGCAGCAGTAGTTGAGCCAAAAATCGAATCTATTTCAGTTTTGGTATAAGCATTTGAAATGTTATAGCCAGCAATCGTTGTCGGATTAGTTCCTGCTGTGATACGTCCATACACATCGGCTGTAACAGACTGATAAGTTCCTGCTGAAACTCCAGAAGTTGCCAAGTCAATCTCATCTGCACCAACAACAAGACGGGTATTTGATGCTGACTGAACATTTAAGGTATTACCAGACTTGACCATACCTGCACCAGCCGTAATCTGACCAGCACCTGAGAACTGCGCCCATGTGATTGATGTGCTTCCCAATGTCCCACCTGCATCTATTGTGCAGATAAAGCCAGAATCAGCGTTATCAGTACCTTTTTCAACAAAGGTAAAGGCCGCCACCAACTCAGCATAACTGTCAGCATCTGTTGTGCGTGTCCAAGAACCTGTTGCACACAAATAAATACCATTGTTAGCAGTTGTGGTTTGGTCTTTAACCAAAACCCGATCACCCGCAACAATCGATATGCCATCAATGGTTTGTGCGCCAGTTAAGGTAATGTTTGCGGTAGTAGCCGCAACCACAGAGGCTTTAGCATCAATACCTTGGGCTAGTGCATCCACATAACCCTTGGTAGCCGCATCAGAATCGTTTGTAGGGCTTGCCAAACCAGTAATGGTTGCAGATGTACCACTGTCCATGTCCAATGCGCCAGAGATGGTCACATTGTTAAATGTAGAAGTACCAGAAGCCGCAGTTACGTTACCTGTCAGATTGCCAGTTACGTTACCAGCTACATTGCCTGTAACAGCACCCGTTAAGTTACCTGTTACGTTGCCTGTCACTGCGCCTGTCAATGGGCCACTAAAGCCAGTATTTGCCGTGATGTTCGTACCAGTAATGGCAAGGGCAGAAGAACCGCCAATGACCACACCATTTAATGTTCCTGCGCTAATGGCAGCAGAAGCAATCGTAGCGGCTGTGCTAACAGTTAAATTAGTAAATGTTCCCGCTGCTGCCGTAGTTGCACCAATCGTTGCACCATTGATTGTTCCACCAGTAATTGTGGCAGATGAGTTGTCTGTCTTTGTTGCTATAGCAGTAGCAATATTGTTGAACTCTGTATCAATCTCAGTACCCTTAACAATCTTTAAAGGATTGCCAGGCGAGAGATTATCTTTAGTGGCGAAATTCGTGCTTTTTGAGTAATTGGACAAATTATTCTCCTAGTGTCATGTAAGCCAATAACATTTCAAGATCTTGTTTAGACGCATAACCTTTTATGCGGTTTGCTTTCCAAGAGATTATTTGAATGTTGTCTGGGGTGTAGCCTTTTGATGAATCTATGCGATCAATACTTGGGCTTGTTTCTCTAAAGCCTGCATTGTTAAATTCAAGTTTTATTCCAAAAATAGGACAGCAACCATCTTGGGGATAAATTGATTTCACATCTTCAATAGTGATTGTGTTTTCACGATTCTTATTTTTTGCTCGTTGCTTCGATGCGTTAACTAACATTTGTAATCTATAGTCAAAGTTTTGTCGACGATTACGCTGATATGTTCTAGAGTATTCAAGATCTTCTTCATAATTTTCAAGCCTACGTTTAGCTTGATAAGCTAGATCACAAAGTCGACATTTGTATTGCAATCCATCAGGAGCAGCATTGTTTTTTGTGAAATCTGTAGGCAACTTCTCTTCCTTGCAATAACTGCAAACTTTAGAAGTCCTCACTAATTTAAAAATGGATGTCATCCTATCTTGCCTTCTTTGGCTTGAAGTTCAATTTTCTGAATTGATAACTGAGTGCCATTGATGGTGGCCTCGTATCCTGTTTGAACAATCTTTCCAGCACTGGATGCGTTACTGGTCAGTGCTTTGATTGGAATGCCGCTTGAGAAGTCTGCAATTGCATACTCGCCAACTCCATACTCAAAATAGCCTTGAGGTGGGATAAAGACGTTCTCTGACTGATAAGCACCTGAGTAATCAAAGGCCCACTTGATTGTGAGAAACTGGTTAGAGCCACCAATCACAATTGCCGTAATTGACTTGAGAATGGAAATCTGATTAGGGTTTCCTAAGTCAGCATTGTTTGTGTAATACGAGAATCGATAAGTAGTAGCGTCATCTATATAGCCGCCATACTTGCCGATATAGCCATTCTTGCCAATG